CTGTCTGCTAGTTCTTTAGATGTGGAAAGCATACCTAAAGAGTCTAACACAAACATCATAGGTTTGCGATCTTCTGTGTTCTGTTGAAGATATTTATCTAAAATTTGTATAGCATTAGTCCTAAACTCCTGTACGGTTGTAACTGGCACAAGAATCATACGTGATCCATCTATGCCACGATCATCAATCATTTGTTTTGTGACTGCTGCTTCACTCTCAAAATAAACAACACCCGCATCTGGGTTATCACGCAAATAACTTTGTACGACACCTAGACAAAAGAAGGTTTTACCTGTACCACTCTCTCCTGCTAGTGCTGTAATTTTATTACTAGGGATACCTTTGTATATTGATCCCGATATTAATGCATTGAAAATATATGATCCTGTGTCAACAAAAGATTCAATGTCACCTACGCCACCCTCCGATAATAGTCCTGCGTATTCATTGTCAATATCTTTAACAATGCTTTTCAAAAATGATGATGTCATGCAAATAAAAAATCTAGGTTAGCTTTTCTCTCTGTTTCCCATCCTATCACAGATGTGATGATTTGTAAAGGATCGAGAAAAGACTTTTTGAATTGGGCATCACGATCTATCTGCCCTTCTAGTCCCAATTCTGTTGGGAATGTGTTAAGGAAAGAGATAACGTTTTCGTTAATTTTGTTTGGACGTCTAAGATGTAGATACTTAATCTTTTCACCTTCTTGTACTAGTGGATATTTGTATTCAAGTTTTTTCTTTTCGATATGAAAATTATAAAGCAAAGTTCCACGAACATGTAAAGGGGTTCCCTTTGAATACACGGTAGTTGACGCCTTGTACTTGCGTAGTCCATTAACTGACCTCGGAAATGCAATGTCTTCTGGTGGTAAATTTTCAAATTTGTTTCTGAAACTATCTATGTAAGATACAAGATCGTCTTCTGTGCCATCCATCATAATTTTGATAGCATCCTTAATAGCATTACGACATGGCATAGGAGTTGAAGACTTGACTGCTTCAATACCCATCATCTTTAGTTTGGGTTCTTGATATCTTACACCCTCACTATCCCACACGTTGAGCATGTATCTTTTCTTTGCAGTCCAGATACCAGTAGAAGCGATGTTCTCTCGCTTCATTATCATCTTTTGCTCGTATGCATTTACATACTTTGCCAACGCTTCATAAGAACTCGTAATATACTTTTCAAGTTCCATCTCACAGACCTTATTAAGGAACGACACAATGCTTTGATCAGTCGCTTCTCTCCCTTGGTATACAGTCTTGACCAGATCACCCAGATTGAGGTAGATACTATCAGTGTCACTAGCAATAACATAATCTTTCTTCTCCGTTTTCAGTACTTTGTTTAGATACGCATTCATCTTGTGTTCTATCCATCGGATAGATACCTGACCAGATAACGTAATCGCTTCAGCATTAATTAAATTATAGTATCTAAAATACTGATTGCCAATAGCACCATAAGCACTGTTCAATTGAATCTTACGTGCCATTTGAATATTGTTATACTTACTTATGCTTTTTTCTAATTCCTTTGTGGGGGTTTTCTCATATTCTTTCTTAGCAAGGATCATCAACTTCTTAGATTGCACACGTTCATCGTATATTTTCTTCATCATCTCTGGTAAGAATCCATGAATATCTTTACGATACATTGCACCATTTGCACACAATGCAAACTCCTCTGGAACCTCTACTTTTTGCGAGAGGAGTCCATTAACAGTAGCGGATGGATGCCTTTTTTCAACGAGGGTTTCTGGGGAAATATTATATTGCATAATAAGATGAGGGTACAGACTATTGAGATCAAAACTGACCACCCAATTATAGCGTCCTGCAATCGGTTCTTTGACATATGCTCCTGCGTATTTGTCATCCTTATCTGATCTTTTGCCTGGCGGAACAACAATACCTTTTTTCTTTAGGAAATTGTAGATCAGTGTGTCCCACATTCTTACCTGATAATATACATCTTGCATATTAACCTTAGCGTCATATGCTAGAGCAACAGCAAGTTCTATCAACTTCATCTTCTCCTCTAGTCGCGAGACTAGTTCCACGTCGACGATGTTGTAGTCAATAAACTTTTGCCAATCTTGTGTATAGAATTGTTTGAAATTATCAAACTCATTGTGATCAACTTTACGTTGACCAAGTTCCACAAATGCAATGTGATCTAGACGATACGACTCTTGGTTTGTGTAAGTAAATTTCTTATACAAATCAAGGTAGTCAATAACATTTATACCCAACATTCTATAGAATATTTGCTCACGTCCTTTTACTTCTATCTCCTCTCTTTTTACGATGCCCCATGGTGACATCATCTTCATTTCTTTCTCACCAAACAATCTTTCAATGCGACCACAAATATATGGTACGTCATATCCATCTACGTTCCAACCAGTAAGAATATCAGGAAAGTTTTGTATCCAGTAATCTAGAAAACAACGAAGTAAATGTTGCTCTCCATCACACAATATAAACTCTACATCCTTACGTGTGTTTTTATATGGTCGAGTGCCAAATACTTTTAACTTACGAGTTTGATAATCCTGCACTGTGATACTGAGCATCTCCTCAGCACATTCTTTTACATTAGGGAATCCATTCTCACATGCAACCTCAATGTCAAGTGACATGATGTTCATCTTTTTGAAGTCGTAATCTACTTCATCAGAAAACTCTTTGGATATGAACTGATACAAATATCTGTCATAACCATGCACCTCAAAATTAGGAACTTCTTTATACTTGTCAACAAACTGACGTGCCTCACGCACAGATTCAAAACTTACTGGTTTTGCATACCTACCATCAAGTGTCTTCCATTTAGTTTCTTTTTTAGTGACAACAAAAAGAGTTGGAGAGAACTTAAACTTACGTTGAATACGTTGTCCATTCTCGTATCCAAGATAAAGCAAGTTGTCTCCAACCAGTTGTACGTTGGTATAAAAACTCATTTAGTAACTGTCTCGTATTTCTTTTTCAATTCTGATGTTGGTGTAACTATTGTAGCAATAGTTTCAGAATAAAGCAATACGTCAGTGTCTGTAGTAAAACGTGGCCATGGTTCTAATGTACCATCTTCCTTAATTAGATAAGGATCTTGCATGTGGCAACTAGGTTCTTCTTCTAGTTGTTCTGCCATGGTAATTAATTCAATACCACTCTTCAAAATTATCAAAGCGATTTGCATAATGTTTCTAATTTGTGTAGGTCTTCTTTCTCCCAGATGTTGTTATCTTGTTTCTTGTACTTGTATACAGGATCAATAGATTGTAATTCTGGAATAAATTTTTTGGTAATTAGATTACCAATATACATCTTAGGTTTGTATTCGTCAACTCTTATGTTAAAGTAACTAGGACCGTTGAACATAAGATGTTCAAATGTCTGAGTTCCACCTACAAAAAGTGGAAAGGGTTGTGGTACAAAATTTAGATCATATAGTGGAGTCTCTATAGGTTGATCAAATGTTACGATACCAAATTGATCATTGATTAGTGCAGGATAATCAACTAAACATTTTTTTAGAATGACAGTTCCTGTAATCTCAATGAGTTGACTACCATGAAATTTGTGATCTGTTTTATATGACAGAACTAAATTATCATCAATGTCATATATCTTATGTTTCCTCATCGTCTAGTATTGCCTCTGCGTCTTTAAATATTTGTTCCATATCTAAATCCTCATCAGTAACACCTGCGATGACATCTTCATGTGCCTTGAAATTTTTCTCGTATTGTTCTTCTTTTATTGCTTGAACGTATTGTGATGTGATACTATCTAACGGTTCATACGCTGTAATAACATGCCCTGCGGGAAGAAAGAAATCTTTATCTTTACTTAGAGGTGCCCAAGGAAACCATGATAATTGATATCCTTTCTCACGATTAAATACAAGTTCCCCTTCATCAGATACAATGTCTAGACGAAAAGGTTTATGTAACTTGAATCCTATTGACTCTTTAGTCTCAGGATCTGCTATCTCTTGAACTTCTGTTATTATCTCTTCATTAGATCTTAATAATAAAATCTTTATACTCATTCTACGTTGCCACCCATCTTCTGTACATTACTGATGTATGTATCTCTAAGACTAGGAACTGGTTCTAATACAGTCACAACCATATTATGATTCAATGGAATCTTTACTTCTGGTGATAATGGACACCATGGTGAGTAATGAACTTTAACTTCTGGATCTGTTACGATTCCTGCCTTATCCATCTTAGGTGAATCATACTCAACTTTGTATGGATAGTTTGCAATGTATGCTTGTCTTACACCAGTCTCTTTATCAACTGCCTCTTGTAAGTCACATATTACATTGTCACCATTGAACATTACAACAACCTTTACTCTCTCAGACTTTACTAAGAACTGTGGAGGTGTTGGTGGTGTAACATTAATGGGTTCTTTCTTTCCTTTTGCCATGATAATTTTGCTCGTAATTTATGTAGTTAGTTTACTGGAATAGGATTTCCAAATAGATCTCCATCTATTTGTTTAGACAATGGAACTCTAAGGAATGTTGGTGTTGCAAAGTCTTCTCTTGATTTCTTAATAAGATCTTCGATTGCTGCAACTATTTTAATATAGTCTTCTTTAGATTTCTTCTCCCAATCTTTAATATCTGCTCTTGATAAGTTTCTCTGTTCACTAGGAACCATCAAAACATTATAGTTTCGTGGAGAAATATCAGGATATTCTTTATAAACCCTTGCCATCTTAGCTACTAATAATGGCAAACCTCCACCCAAAGTTTTATAGATGAAAGTAATTATTTTGGTATCTTCATTGAGGAAGATGTTTTCTTCTTCGCTTCCGATATTCTTCTGACCTTTTAGATAAGGACAGTGTGAGGTGTATTCGTTTAGTTGATTCTTCTTATACAATTTCATGTCAGGAGAATAATCATGTGTTGTATCAGCATAGAACTCATGCAATACAGCATTCACTTTATTTCCATGTTTAAGTTTGTATACGTTTATTAAATAATTTCCAAGTATCTCCCTTATCTCTGCTTCTTTTTTATCTGGATCTGTGGTTGCAATAAGATCAAGTGCCTGACGAAGATCAGAGTCCTCTTGGTTAGTGGTCATTACTAATGACCTTCCCATGCTTTTTGGTGTTCTAGGACTTGATGCAGTTGATTCTCTGTTTGCAAATGCATTACCAAACTCCCATGCATCTTTTAGATTATTCAATTCCATGATGTATGCAAATACATGCTGTTCTCCAAAGATTTTTATTGCAACAAATCTGTGGTTGCCATCAATTACAGCATATTTTTTTGTTATACGATTACCCGCTTCATCTTCCACTACTTTCCAGTAACATTCTGGAAGTAAAACTAAAAACAATTGTTGATCATGTTTTTTCCAACCATCATCTTCAAGGATAGTTACAAATTTATCAACGTTTTCATCATCTACAATTATACCATCACGTATTTGCAATCCATTTGGAAAGTCATCAACACCAGTATCATTGTTTCTTAGACATGTTCCAGTATCAAATATTTGACGAACATCAATTGCGTTTAGAAATTCGTTATTTAATTTTAATAATCTACCATAAGGTTTTCTAAGACCATTGAAGTCTCGTGTTAATTGTTTTTCTAAATTTTCTCTACACCCAGATTGTTCTTGTGCTACTCTTACCTCTTGTAAGTATTCTGCTGTGAATACTTTATTACTTTTACAATTTTCTATTGCAATAATGTTTGAGTCGACTTCTTCCATATCAAAAAGTTCATCTAATCCAGTTGCATTGCTTACAGTCATAATTTTGTTACGTCTTTTGGAATTGATTCAATACGTTCTCTACTTATTCTAACATACTTTTCGTCAGTGTCAATACCTATAAACTTTCTATTAAGTTTAACTGCTGCTACACCTGTAGAACCAGATCCCATGCAGTTGTCTAGTACGGTATCACCCTCATTAGAAAATGTTGTTATCAACCATTCCAATACAGGAACTGGTTTTTGTGTAGGATGTACTTGTTGTTGTGCAGAGAAGTCTCTTGATATGTTAAGGATTGACTTAGGATATCTTGTGCCTTTATTTTCAAAACCCATTACAGGTTTGAGACCATATCCATGATCGTTCTTTTTACCTACATATCCTTCTGGATTCTTACTCTGTCTTTTAAATGGTTCTCCTTTCTCCATGATAGGATTATATGTTCCACCAGGTTTCTTGGCAAACAATAATATATTCTCATGAGTTTTCATAGGTCTATACTTTGCTAAACCTGGTGAACCACATTTGTTTTTGTTCCAGATCAGTTCATACTTGAACCACTTTAATTTAGAACAGATAAGTTGTGCAGAGAATGGTTGAGAACCGAACAATGCCATCATACCTTTTGGTTTTATGATACGACCATACTGTTCCCACATCAAATTAAAGTCTAAAATCTCATCCCACTTAATAGATGTTGTACCATATGGAGGATCACAGCAGATGAAATCAATAGACTCATCTGGTATCTCTTTCATTAGTTCTAGGCAATCTCCCTGCCGAAGATCATAACAATGCATCAAAACCTTCCCACTTTGCTCTTTGTGCTTTAATACCTTTATCCATACATTCTATCACAAAATCATATGCTTGTCCATGAGTGCGTTCAACTGGTACAGTATTCTTACTCCAATTGATTTGGAAAGGTAAGTTGTTACCATTTGCAGTAATCTTAGCAAGTGATTTGACTGAACTTACATATACATTCGTAGTTGACTTATCAACGACAAGTAAATAATAATCTCTATTATTATCTACATCTCTTGTGCCTAGTAAAGCATTAATAAATTTTTGACTTTGTGGATGCTTATTAATTTCATCAGCGGGTATTTGAGTAAAAGCATATAGTATACCTGCGAACGAACTGATATTGTCTGATGCTCCCTTAGTAAAATCAGATGTCTTGATATTGACGTAGTATCCAAATATTCTTACATCCCACCAAAAACGATCTTCACCGTCAATAATATTCTCTTCACCAAATTCATCTTGAAGAAGTTTAATTATAATATCTTCATCTACTGCACTATTTCTACGACCATCTGAATATTTTGTACAAAGTTCAAACTTGGTTGTGTCTAAAAACTCTTGTGCTTTTTGTAATTCAGAGGGAATCATAATTTAATTTGTGTATGTACATATTATAATACCCCTACCATGTATATGGCAAGGGTATGTGACAGTTTTAAAATTGGTTAGATATAATCTTTCCTTTGATGATGCTCAGGGATTACTTTTCCTAATACGATGGTAAGGAGTCCATCAGTAAACTCGACGGATCTAACCTCTGTATCGTCGGAGAGCGTCCATGCACGTTGGAAGGCACGTTGTGCCAATCCTTGATGCACATACGTTGCATCATCCTCTGATTTTTCTTTGCTGCCTTCAACATATATCTTTCCATACTCCGTATAGACTTTGACGTCATCTTTTTTGAAGCCAGCGAGAGCGACTTCCAATCTTGATTCTTCATTAGAAATATGTATTAGGTTGTAGGGTGGGTAGTTAGTCTGGGTTGTGTTCCAGAATGAATCGAAATAACTATCCATTCCTATGCTGTTCTTTGCAATCTTGTCAAATAGTGTTGGCAAGTCAGCAGCAGTGTACCTTTGAATTTCCATAATAGTTCTCCTGTTATAGCGAGTGTTAGTTGTGTCCCTTATAGGCGACATAACTATTTA